GAGCTTGAGCTGTAATCAGTGTCAGCTTCGTTGAACAGCGCTTCAGTAGCAGAAGTACGAGATGCATTGTCGTTGTAGCGAGACTTCATAGCGAAGATCAGGCCAGTAGGACCAGACATTGGCTGAACACCAGCAATGTCATATGCAATCAGGTTAGGCATTGCACGACGAACAAGCGAGATCAATACTGGATCCCAGTTGTTAATTGCGCCAGTGCCGGCTGAAGTAGAGTTAACAGGAGCAGCCTCAGTCAAGTTGAACGATGCTTGCGCACGCTCTTCTTTCAGAGCCTTCTCTGTGTTTTCAAGAACAGCAGCAGTTACTGCTTTCTTATATTTGTCACCCAGTGCAGGTGCGCCTTCGGCGTCAAGTACTGGGTTCCATTTTTCCATTAATTGATCGGAACCAAACATTGGACTTTCTCCTTATTGAGATGATTTTTTAATCGCAGCAAGATACTGAGCCATCATCGGAGATACTTCTACCTCTTCAGATCCTTCAGCAGTTTCTTCCTGCATGGGTTGAGCTTCAGTGGACTGTTGCTTAAAGTAAGACTCCTTGATCGTATTAACTTTCTTAGCGAAAGTTTCTGCGTTCTCAAAGTTTACGTCTTCAACAAGACCCTTCAACTTTTCAGCTTGTGCTTCAGAGAGACCTGCGCTGGACTCAACAATGATTGCATCACGAGTAAGTTTTGCAACTTCCTCCTTCAGATCAATGTTTTTCTCTACTGTGCTATTGAGCTGTTCTTCCAGTTCGTCAACTTTGTTGGCGAGATCGTCAACCAAGTCAGCCTTACCTTCAGGTACCTCAATGTAATGCTCAGTAAATACGCCATGCAGTGCCTGAATGAACGACTCTGCGATTTCAGTACGGAGACCGTTCTCAATCGCAATTTTGTTTTCTTCCATCCAGTTCTCTACCACGTAGTTTAGGTAGCCATCGACCTTTTCAACAAGGTCGTTTTGAACGCGTGTAGTTTCTTCAGCAAGTTCTTCAGCATACTGAGATTCGAGACGGTCAACGTGCTCGCCCAGTTTTACCTTAAGAGCTGCTTCAAAAATTACTTCAGCCTTTTCCTTGAACCCTTCGGAAAGAGTTGCTTCGGAATCAACCAGAGCATTCAGATCTTCGTCAAAGTTACCTTCAACGATGGCATCTTCATCAGTTTCGAAACTTTCACCACACATGGCTTCATATGCAGCTTTCATTTCATCTTTTTTCATCTTGGACATCTTATCGTAAGCGGCCTTCAGCATTGCTGCTTTAGTTTTTGGCAGAGATGTTTGTGCTGGAGCAGACTTTTTAACAGTCTTTCCAATTTCATCTGCGGCCTTTTCACCGTCTACTTCCATGCTAGCCGCACCTTTTGCTTTAGGTACTTCAGCTTTCTCCTCCAAGGTTTCTTCGTCAGAAACTTCAACGTCTTCAACGACATCATCTTGGAGTTCTTCGATGTCCTCGATCGGATCGTAATTTTGATCAGACATTTTTTTACTCCTAATCGAGTTAAAGTTTTGAGAGGAAATCTTTGAAGGCCTTCATCTGAGTTTCCGCTAAGCGGTTAGATGGTGCCCTTTTAATTTCAGTCTCGAACCGTTCAATTTCTTGTACCTTTAGGATCCCATTGTCCCAAATCCATTCAACACCTTCCATGATTCCATTGACAAAAGCCTCTGGAGCGGAAGGATCCTGAACTATATCGATGGCCGATAACATAAAATCATCATTGACTACGTTAGCGCCATTCTTTTGTACAAGACTACCCATACCACGACTTGAAACACCCAACTGAACCCCACCATCCATAAGACCTTCAACGATCTTACCCATAGGAGTATCCAATACGAGTGCTTTACCCATCACATTATTACCATCCCAATTAAGTTCGGTAATGCGATGAGATACTTTATCCAAGTTAATAGACGGACCTTCTGGGTGATTCAACTCACCGACGGCCCGACTCTTGGAAACTTGTTCGTTGACGTATTTGTCAACTGCGGATTCTAATGTAGCGCGAGGATACACTCGGCCGTTGCGATTCTTTTGCTCGGCCTGCATAAAAACACCTTCGATAAGACGCTTTTTCTTCCCGCCTTTTTCTTCGGTGATGACCTTATATTGAAGGTCCTCGGTGTATTCTGTAATCAGCTTCATTAGTGATTATCCCAATATGTTTTGCTCATTTCGCCGCGATTTGCATTTGTCGCATCGCCGACTCTACGAACTTTTGTATAAACCTCATGGCCTCTTGTTGTTCTAATCCCAGCTGTCTGTTTCAACCATAGTGGTCTATACGGACTTCCTACGCCAGGATCAGCAGGTGCGTTATCATATTCCCAAGTGGGATTATTTGTAATAACTACCCAAGCCATTCTACTTCCCCATCAAATCCGTAAAATCTTTAGCAGCTTTTTCTGCTTCCTTTGCGGACTTAAACTTGTCTAGCATATCGCCATCTACATAAGCGATATAATCTGAACCTTTTTTAGACACGACTGCGTCGTATTTGCCTTTGCCAACCTTAAACGTTTTAACCTGTTTTTCACCTGGCTTCAACTTAAAAGAGGCTTCACTCAGACTCGTCCGAAACTCCTTGAATTTCATCATGATCCTCTACCTCTTCCGTTTCTGTTTCGTCCACCTCTACAGTGGGTTCAACTCCAGCCATGTTGTTGGCTAATTCGATTTTTCTGTCATTCATTGCAGAATTAATTTTATCCTGCATAATATTCGCAAACGATTTTTCAGCATCGGCCATTTTGCCATCGCCTACTTGCGTTACGAAATCCATTACATCAGCCATTCTATTATCCTCATTCTATTTTATTTATAAAAAAGCAATTTTCTAGAGATCATCAATACTGATATCATCCTCTCCGCCTTGTTCCTTTTCGGCTTTGATTTGGTTATCAATTGCTTCAATCTCGTCGTCAGTTTGCATCAAGATGTTCTTACGAACCCACTCAATGGAGTAGTACTTTCCAACGTATTCGTCAAGTTCCCTAAGGGTTGACATACGTTCTCTCAAAAGTTCTGACTCTTTTAGTTCAGTGAAGTGAGTATCCTTCAAGAAGTCAATATTAATATCCTGACTAATCTCTGCCCATTCACCCTCAGTAATAATTCCTTTTAGGATCAACTGAGTTTTCAACAGATCCATGAAAAGACCTGAGAATTTTTTACGAAGTCTAGCAATAAACTTCTGGAACTTTAGTTCATCACGGGTAATCTCGGTTGCTCTGCCAAGAGCAAATTGTGATTCTTGTTCTAGGCGGTCAGTTGGAACGTTGAGCGCCCTGTACAATTTCTTTTGGAAGTAGATGATGTCCTCGATTTGTCCGAGGTTTTCCCCTCCTGGTAGCGTTGTGATCTCTGTACCTCTGCCACCTTCTCTACGCGGTAGCCAGAAGTCCTCGAGCATCGACATGTGTTTACGATCGTCCTTGAGTTCTCCGGTATTAGCATCATACACCATCTTATTTCTGTACTTTGACATAATGTTGCGAAGGTATTCCTCCGCCTTACCCTTAGGCAAGTTACCTACGTCAATATAAAAGATCCTGCGCTCGGGTGCGCGCGAGAGACGATAGATAACCAACGAATCCTCCATCATACGGAGTTGGTTCACTGGTTTCAAAGCTTTGTGAAGATATCCTAGTACCTTCTTACGGGATGGGTCCAATAGTCCAGAAGGAATATATGTAACCGCATCCTTAGAAATCTTTAGTCCTTGGTTGGACTTGTCAAGCGGTTCGTTTTGGTAGATGTAGTATTCCTTAACATCCTTTACGACCTTGACACCAGTCTTTTTATCAGTGTCGTGCTCAACCTCTTTTACTTTACGAATCTTAGTTGCGTCAATAGGTCTTATTTCGATTAGCCCACGCTTTGGATCCGCATTGTCGATAATCTTGTGATAGTATAGTTTTGAATCAACATACCATCTTCTAAAAATCTCATGACCATACCAACTAAAGTTTAGAAGTTTAACTACGGTGTCAAACTCCTCAATCATTAACTTTTTGATTTTTGCTGGTTGATCTAAATCATCGAGAACAAGTTTAACCGGAGCACCATCAGTGTCCGATACGACTGCTTCGTTAATAATGTCTTCGATCGCGGCATCACACTCCGGTTGGAACGATGCATCACGATACTTCATGATTAGTTCTTTTTCGGTTTTGGCTGAAGACGCATCCATGTCCAAGTAGGAACCGAAGTACCCACCTGCATTGATTACTTGACCAAGGCCGTCGTCGGTTTCAGGAGGAACAAACGAAACTTTCTTTCTATCGTCAGCTTCTTCCGACCCTTTACGTTTTATTTCAAATCCAAATAGTTCAGCCATCTTTCACCTCTGTGTAGTAACACGGGGAGGATAGACCCTCCCCGCTATACTATTTATCGCTTAAGTTGTAGTGCCGGATTCC